CCAATAACAATTATACCGGAATTCTTTTCAAACCCATCCATCTCCGTTAAAAGTTGATTTATGGTTTGATCCGATTCTTGGCTACCATTAATATTATTATTTCTAGCTTTACCAATTGAATCGATCTCATCAATAAATACTACACACTTTTCGTGTTTCTTAGCTTCTCCAAAAAGATCCCTAATTCTACTAGCACCAACTCCAACAAACATTTGAATAAATTCAGATGCTGATGCAGAATAAAATGGAACTTCCGCTTCATTTGCAACGGCACGAGCTAACATAGTTTTTCCGCACCCAGGAGGACCGGATAAAAGAACGCCTCTTGGAACAACCCCACCCAATTTATTAAATTTTTCTGGATTTTTTAGAAATTCAATAACTTCCTGTAAATCATATTTTTCATTTTCACATCCGGCAACATCCTCAAACAAAACTTTATTATTTTCGTCTTGCAAAAACAGTTTTGCATTCGATTTACCAAATCCTCCTCCATTATTTGGAGATTGTCTACGAATCATCCAAACCCAAACAACAATAAGTAGGATTACTGGAGCCAAACTGAACAATAAACTTGCCCAAAAACTTCTTTTTGGAGGATCAAGTACCAAAACATCAACATTATGAGCCAACAAATCATCAATTAAATGCGGATCATTGCTTGGAGCATTAACAATGTATTCTTCGCCAGTCTTTGCTAATACTTGAATAACATCACCTTGAATCCTGACTTTAAAAATCCCATCATTTTTCACAACGCGCAAAAACTTACTATATGATGTTGGGAACTCCTCCATAGCAGGTCTTGTAATAAAGCTAAAGGCTGTAAATACAAGAGCCATAGCTAATATCAAAATACCTGCCCGAAATATAATTTTTCTATTCATATTATTTCCTTTATTCTAGGAATAATTCTATCCCCTTAGTTTTTTTCTCTGCTTTTTTCTTTTCGTCTTTACTTTCATATGTACTAATAAAGTCGTACATATTTTCATAAATTTCTATCTGGGGAAGTCTACTATCATCCCCCAATTCTCTCAATTCCTCTTCATCTAAAACGCCGAATGATTCAGTCGCCTTATATTTGATGTATTGTTGTTTCTTTTCTTTATCAATTCTACGAATAAATGCATACCAACAAATCTGCGTAAAATAAGCAAAAGGGTTGCTGGATTTTGCTGGATCAAAATTCTCAAAATACATTAAACAATTTTCTATTGCATCTGAAATCATTTCATCCTTATAGGTATAACTATAAAAATTTGGACGTTTTGCTAAATTATTAGATATCTTCAAAAAACATTCACCAATATAATCGGGAATTCTTGGTTTAGGTTTATTATTAGATTCGCATTCTTTAACTTTACTTTTATATTCTATTAAAGCATTCAAAAAATCTTGATTATTAATATATTCGTTTTTTGGATTAGCCATTATAAAATCCTTTTCGGTTTCAAAAATATAATTATATTATAATAAGTATAAAAAGTAAAGCGATAAAAAAAGTTCTTTACTTTTTATTTTTTTAAGGTTACATTAACTATGTCCCCGGTTGATGTATATGTATTAAAAGATTTAGTGTATTTTATTAAAATGTTTAGCATCAACTGATTCCAATAAAGTTTTAATCCGTTCTTTATCCGTTTCAGAATTGGATATTTTTTCGAACCCATTTAAAAAGTTTAAATAATATTCTTTAAATTCTTCTTTCGGTGTGAGTTGGAAAAAGATTTCTGATTTATTTAGACTTATTTTTGTCTCTTCAATTACACTTTTCGGTAACCAAAAATTTAAAATTAATTCTTGAGACAATTTTTTTAAATTGTAATTGATAAAGAATGCAATTGGGTGAATAAGTGTATATGACGTTTCATCTTCTTCAAAGAATGAAATTAAATCTTCGCCAGTTCTTAATCTAAATATTTTTATATAACTCATAATTTATTAAAGGGTTGTTAAGATATTTAGTTCAGTTTTCAAAAGGAACATTCACTATTTTGTAGTCGAATTGTTCTGAATCGTAAGTTTTCACTCTTTCTAAAAAATGGTTCAATGTAAAATTTTGATGTTTCCCAATACTTAAATTATCTACAATATCATATAAGGTAGCAATTTCTTTAGATTCGTGTAATCTTAATATTCTACCAATAGATTGAAGATTTCTTATTCTGGATTTTCCTGAAATTGCAAACACAATATTATGTAAGTTTTTAATTGAGATTCCTGTACTCATCGTTCCACTTGAAGCTACGATGATAGCATTTGTTTCTGATTCCATAATTTGACGAATTCTTTCCCTTTCATCACCAGCAACTCCTCCGTGTATAAAATATACGTTCCTACCGTTTAGATGTTTTGAGTTTTTAATCATTTCATAAATAACTTTTCCGTGAGTTTCCACGAAATTAAATAATACTATGGTATTTTTATCTAATGACAATGCTAAATTTTTTATAAACGCATTTCTTTTTGCGTTGGTAACAAGAAATTTTATTTCGTCTTGATATCTATATTTTTTTACTATTTTTGAAATTTCTTTATCATATTTTAACACTAAACATTTAATTTTTAAATTGGAAACTTGTTTACGATCAATCAATTCTTTTGTTGTAATTAATTTATTTACTGGTCCTGTCAGCCCAATAATAGTATTAATATTTGCTTTAATATTATCTAATGTTCCAGTTAATCCTACACGATATTCAGCATTGACGCAATTTTCTAATATTCCCGTTAAACTTGTTGCTTTTACTCCGTGAGCTTCGTCAACAATTACGAAATCAAATTTATGAAACCAAGATTTATCTTTTATTGTATAAAGAGATTGCCAAGTAGAAATATAACAAGACTTATTTGATTCTTTATCTTGTCCAGAAAAAATTTTATGTACTTTATCCGAAACGTTCCAATCAATTTGTGTCGAATAGTCATCAAAATCGTTGTACAATTGATGAATTAAACCGACATTTGGAACTACTATTAATCCTTTTAACCCTTTATCTAAAAGATATCTAATAGAACAATATATTATTGCAGATTTTCCGGATGAAGTTGGGGATAATATTAATTGACGTTTATATTTAATTATATCAATAAATGCTTTTAATTGATAATCTCTAATTTCTATAGAATTACCTTTTGAGCTTAGATTTAAAGAGTTAGTATATTTCTCGAATATTGTTTCATCAATATTTTTAATATATTTTAAATCGGTATGAATTTCATAGGTGTAATTCCTGTTTTTACAAAAATTAACGACTTGTTGTAATAATCCGATATAAAGTTCTCCGGTATTTTTGGAAATTAACTTCAACATCCTGATCTTTCCGTCCCAGATTTTTGCACGGACTTTTGGGTGAAATTTATAACCATCCGCATAAAAAGTAAAAACGTCTTGTAGTTCTTGTAAAGTAGATTGTTCTCCTTTTAGAACCATATATGTTTCGTTTTTCTTTTCAATAATTAAATCGGTCATTATGCACCAGATAAGAACTTATTATAATCAACCAAAGTCTTCATTTGCCAACTTCTATTTTTTAATTCATTTAATATTTGTTCGCAAGTAGAAACTACTTGGTCGTGGTATGCCTTTTTTTGCAAAAGTTTTATTAATTGATCGTCAGAATTAATGTATCGTTCAATATTATTTTTGGTTCCAACTTTAATATCAAATTGGTCCCATCCATAAGCATCAAGAGTTTCTTTATCTAAATGTCCGAGATAATATTCGGTTTTGATATTTTTCATTTTATCAAATTCAAATTTTGATTTTAAACTTCCTAATTTATGGTCGTTCAAAACTTTGAGATATTTGGCGTGTAATTGTGGAATTTTTATTATCTCATTTCCAATTTTTCCTTCATCAATATTACAATCTTTATTCCATTCTTCAAGTAATTCATCAAGTTTCATCATATAAAATTTTCACCTCTAAACCCTTTCTATATTAAAAAGTTGGTATCTAAATGTAGCCATTGCGTGTATCGTTTGATCGGCACCAGAAGCAGTATCAAATTGAATTTCTGATAATGAAACTGGAAAAGCGTCAACAAATTTTACTTCCAATCTACGGTTATTTAGACCACTTAAAATATTTAAATGAGCATCTGAATATTGTGGTCTTTGGACTTGCATAGAATAAAAAGATTTTCTATTTATATTTTTATATTCATCAAATGAACAAGGGAAAGTATATCCTCTGATCCAATCGTGAATAACTTGATAAGACCACATTTCTTCATCTATAATAAATTCTATATCAAATGTACCATATTCGAGTTTATCTCCTGGTCTATATAAATCTACAAAAGGAGTATTTTGTCTTGCCGGAGAACTTGACAATGGAGGAATATTAACCTTTGTACAAAAATACGTTACAGTAGATATTTTCGGGAACATTACTGTAAATTTTGTAGGTTGAAGATAATTTGTATTTTGTGGGTTCCGAGAAATTGCAGACATATCTATTTACAAATTTTGAAAAAAGTAGTAATATAATATTTATATGTTTTTTCCTGGTCTAAATATGTTTATTTGAGGAAGTGAAAATGTCAGTAAGAACTATAGTTGCAAAAGAAAAATTTAATTGCGATCATCTATTAGGTCAATTTTTGGATGAATCACATTTTGATGAAATTATTAACGAAGATACAAATTTCTTTGCACCAGCAAATTGTGGTATTGAAGAAAGGTCTGATTGCGAAACGTCAGATTGCGCAAATTGCCCAAAAGGTATTGATGAAGCAAATGTAATTTTTATTCTTCGTAAAAATTTCTTTACAGAAGAAGAACAGCTTGGGGCGTTGGAAGGTTTGAAAGGGGCTGCAAGCGCATCTCAAAACAGAGGAATTGCGGCTGGACCAAGAGGTGAGAAACTTCAAAATAGAGAATGGGTTACCGAATTACAACTAGAAGTTCTTGATTACTTTTCTGACCCTGTTCAAAACCTGTTTGATATTGATATTATTCAGGAAATCTATGATAGGTATGCTGATGGGAAAGGTAAATCTGATGATTCAACTAGAGGATTTGTTTGGCTGACTTCTAAAACTCACGCAAACAATTTTGATTTTGATCAATGGGTAATAGAAACTAAAGTCTTACCGAAAGAAGAACAAATCAAAGAAGCCGAAAGAGTAAAGGCTTGGATTTCTAACACGAATTATGCAATGCCAGTATTCAGCGGTGTTGCTGGATATTTTGATCGTTATCCACGAATTCCTTATGGCAGAGCATCCGCTTATACTGCTAACAATAAAGAAAAATTTGAATTGGCTTTCCCGTTGCTACAAAAACTAGCAAAAGCGTTCTCGGAATATTTACCAAAAAGATATGGTTTTCAAAAATCTTGCGCCGATAAAATTGATCCTGCTTTTGTAATTCCAGGAACACCTTTTACAACTTTGACTGTTAATAAGTCTTTCCGAACTGCTGCTCATCTAGATGCTGGAGATTTACACGAAGGGTTTAGTAATTTAACTGTTTTAACTAATGGTAAAAGATATTCTGGAGGAATGTTGGTATTACCTGAATTTAGAGTAGCAGTTAATATTCAACCATCAGATTTGTTGTTAATTAATAATCACGGCGGAATTCACGGAAATACTCCAATTGTCTTGGAAGAAGAAGGTGCGGAAAGATATTCTTTAGTTTGCTACTTCAGAGAAAAGATGTTGGAACTTGGAACAAAACAATATGAAGATTATAGATTTGACTTTATTGAATCACGTAGATTAAATAAAGAGCATCCATTATGGAGACCTTTATGGAACGGCATTTCTCCTGGATGGGAACAATCTGAAGAATGGGGTAAATTCCTTTTATCACAAAAAGATGGAGAAGCTCTATTAAAGAAATATCATCCGAAATTATACGAAGAAATGTTTACTAAGAAAACTACACTGGAAGATTTTTTCTGATGAAAATTCTTAATTTACACACTTGTCCAAATGGGTTATTTTCAAAATTTAATAACCCAAATGGAGGGTTAGAAAAAGTTGTTTATGATTTACACATTTTAATGAGAGAGTTTGGAGTTGATATAACTTCGGTTTGTTCTCCAACTGATTGGTGTTCTAACGAAGTCGGTTTTAAAGCAATCAATCCGACTTCAGATTGGAGAAGCGGTTGGAAACAATATTGTAGTTCATTATACGCTCTGATTGAATCAGAAAAACCAGATGTAATTATTGTACACGGAACTAATAAACTATTAAAGGTCTTTAACGATTGGGAAATCCCTGTTCTTTTTATTGATCATCAAGGTCACGGATCAATTAATCTATTATATCATTTGGATTTTTATACAAACGTTGTTCCTAAAAATCGTGGTTTTGGTGGAAAAATATTTGGGGTTTCAGATCTTTCAAATATATTAAAAGAAGAAGAAATTGATAAACAAAAAATAGATTCTAATTTTAAATTTGATGGATATTTGAAGTTTCAATATATTACACCGGAATTAGAATCTTACAACGTTTCGGAACACAATTTCAAAGCTGTAACAATAGGTAATCCAGAAGGATATAAGCAACCCCATAAAATAGAATTTTTAAGGAAAAGGGGATTTGTTACTGATTATGATTTAATTACACAAATACCAGAAAACCCAAAAGATAAAATTGTGAAATATTGGGACAAAAATATTGCACCAAATAATGATATTTTATCAAGAACAAAATGTAATATTACAAGAAAAGAAACATTTGATATATTAAATAAATCAATGTTATACGCTTCTACAAGTCCATACGAATCTGCTGGAATTACAACATTTGAGGCGTTTAGTATGGGAGTTCCTGCTGTGCTTTGGGCAAATAAAGAAAAGCACGCTTCAGTAATGTTTGCGCCGGAAGGAAGGGGATGGGTTTGGGAATATATTACTTCTGATAATTTAAAAGATTTTATTGAATATACTAAAACCGCAAATAGAGCTAAAATTCGCGATTATACATATGAAGTGAACAATAAAAAAATTGTATTTGATGAATTGATTAATAAACTTGAAAATTATGTTTCATCAAAATCGTCAATAAAAGTAACAACATTAGAGGATTTCTTTTGAAATATTTACACCCAGAAAATAAAGATAAACCGTTCATTGATTGGAGAAATCCGGATATAAGATTAGAAGGATTTTTGCGTTGGTTAAAATGGAGAATGCGTTGGTGTGATTTGGACCATTATGCTTGTAATAATGCATATAGAGATGCTGATGGTGTTATGTCTCCAACTGGTAAACCTATGACTGTTGAACAATCGTATTGGTTTTCTTTAATTTTTGGGATGACATATCAGTCGGAAATGGCTTGGGTTATATATTGGCATTTTCCAAATTTTTGGGAAATTGATTTTAATCAATTAGAAGAATGGAATAAATCTACAATCAATATTCAGAAATATGCTAAAGATACAAAGTATAATAAAGGTAGAATTGTAGAACAAGTAAAATCTTTGAGAGAAATAATTGAACCTAGTGGAAGTATTGAAAACTTTTTTAAACAAAGTTTGGGCAATTCTGAACACGAATCTTTCGAGAATGCTTTTAATCTTTGTATGTCTTTCCATAAATATGGAAGAATGTGTTCTTGGATAACTTGCCAGACTTTATATGAAACTGCAGGATTACCCATTCGTCCAGCAAATGTTCTTGCAACTGATCCTTCTTGTTGGTCTGTTAGATCGGGATTATTATATATCTATGGTAAAGATGATATGATTGAAAAGTCTGATAAGAAGACTTACTTTACCGAAGATGATCTTGATTTTATTAAACAAAAAGAATTGGAATTATATAACACTTCTTTGGAATATATTGATGAAAAAGATAGAGAAATATATTCAAATTATTTACTTGAATCACACCTTTGTCAGTATAAGAAATTGATGCTTGGTGGCGATTATGCTGGACATAGCTCCGGTGACCACGTTTCTAGAGCTCTTTGGTTGAAAGAACGTTGGGAAAATGTTAATTTTGATGCTTTCTTTACAAACGCCATATCTATACATTCTGAATTAGTAAGAAATAAAAGAGAAAGCAAAGAACTGAGGAATCTTTGCGTTAAGACTGGACAAATGATTAATATGCATAATGATTTTGATGATATGCCAGATATGTATAAAGAGTTAGATATATCTCCAGAAATGTTTCTTGAACACGGGATTTACGAAGATCAGGTAAAAAAATCTATTGACTTTTATGCCGATAGAGTTTATAATAACATTAATAGTTTGGATAAGTTTTTTTAGTTTTGGGCAGCTACCGTTCTCAACCAAATTTCTGCCTGTGGTCTAATTAAAATCGCGAAACAACTGATATATTGAGGAGTATTAAATGTCAAAGAAAATTAAAGTCGCTGTAGTTGGTATTGGTAACTGCTTTTCTGCCCTTTATCAAGGGCTGGAATATTATAAAGATCACGATGAAGATTCAGAAGGTTCATCTATTCCTGGAGTAATGTTTTCTCGAATTGGTGGATATCATCCGGCAGATATTCAAATCGTTGCTGCTTTTGATGTAGATCGAAGAAAAGTTGGGCGACCTGTTGGAGAAGCAATTTTTGCGCATCCAAATTGTGCAAGAGTATTTTGTGAAGATGTACCTGATGGTCCTATTGTTGAAATGGCTCCAGTTTTGGATGGTGTTTCTGAGTATATGGCTACTCAACCAGAAAAATATGGGTTTAGAATTTCAAATGAAGATGTAGCTGATGTTGACAGGATTCTAAAAGAATGTAAGGCAGAAATTCTAATTAACTATCTACCAGTGGGCTCACAAGAAGCAACTGAGTTTTGGGCAAATAAATGTCTTGAACACGGCATTTCTTTCTTAAACTGCATTCCAGTTTTAAACGTAAATCACCCTGAATGGGAAACAAAATTTATTGAAGCTGGTGTACCTTATATTGGTTCTGATATGAAGTCTCAATTTGGAGCTTCAATTTTATCTCAAATGTTACAAGAGCTCGCGTTTAGTAGAGGTATGCAAGTAGATTTTCATCAACAATTAAACGTTGGAGGAAATTGTGATTTTAATAATATGATGGTACAACAAAGACTAAAGCACAAGAAAGTTTCTAAGGAAAATGTTATTCGTGCTCAAAATGATATTCGCGGAATTCCTGTTGATGATGAAGCATTATTTGCTGGACCTTCTACTTTTATTCCATATCTAAAAGATAATAAGGTTGCTTATTTTAATCTACATCTTCGTGGATTTGGTGATGCACCTATTACTGTTGATGTGAAACTTTCTGTTCAAGATTCAGAAAATTCATCTGGTGTTGTTATTGATGCTCTTCGTTATCTGAAAGTTGCTCGAGAAATGGGTATTGTTGGGTGTTTGCGCGGTCCGTCGGCATTTACTCAAAAGTCTCCACCAAAACAACTTACCTATGAACAATCGTATTATGAATGCGAAATGCTTGCTGAACGTCAATTAACCGAAATCACAGAAAGACAAATTGATAAGCAATCAGCAATTGATTTTGCCTGGGAAGAATATAATAGCGGTGGTATGGATTATCTTCGTTTAGTTGGAATGTGATATGAATTCGTTTGATATTGATGGAGTGATATACATTAATAAAGATATTATTGGTGTATATCCTGGACCCGACGATGTGATTATTACTGGCAGATCTTTTGAGGAATTTAAAGAAACACAGAAGATGTTGGATGGTAGAGGAATAAAGAACGTTGTTTTTTATAATCCTTTACCATTTGATCAAAAGTCTAGAATTACTTCAGGTGTTCATAAAGCAATAACGTTAAATAAACTCAGAGACGAAGGTAAAGATATTAAAGTTCATTTTGAAGATGATCCGATTCAAATTGAACAAATTAAAAAAATTGCTCCTTGGGTTAATGTAGTTTATCTTCAACACGATTTAACGAATAAAGAAAATATGAGGCATACTGAATGAGACGTATTATTGCATTAATTGGAGAACCTGGAACTGGTAAAACAACTCTATTTCGTAAGTTTATTGAACAATATACTTGGGAAAATGTAGAACCAGTTAAATTAGTATCATCAATGTATTGTAAAGATACAAATACCTACATTTTAGGAAAATACGAAGAAAATGAGGTTTTTGCTGGAACTGACCGATTATCAATGGCTGTTCAACCGCAAGTAATTGATTTTATTAATAATTCTAACGCCAATATTCTATTTGAAGGTGATAGATTAACAAATATGAAGTTTTTCGACTTTTTGATAGGTTTACCCGAAACGGACGTAAAAATCATTGTTTTGACAGTTCCACAGGAAATTATGAACGAACGCTATCAAGATAGAGGAAGCGATCAATCTGACACTTTCCTGAAGGGTAGAAAAACTAAAATCAATAATATTCGTGGTAATTTTGAATATATGGATTTTATTGATGTATTTGAAAATAAAAATCTAGAAGATCAAAATAAAATACTAGAAAGTATTAATTCATTCTTATCTTAATATGAAAAGGGGAGCCGAAGCTCCCCAATTCGTTTGTCCCAAAGAACAGATTACATTAGATTCTTAACAGTGAAGATTCTGTAGTAGTTGTTCTTACGAGCATTTAGAACGCCAGCACCTAGATCAGTACCTTCAGCAAATGGGTTTGCTACCATACCATAACGGGTCTTGAAACCAATCTTAGGTTGGAAAGTACCTGGATCAACTGCACGAACCATTTGTAGAGGAACGTATGGGCAGTAGAAAATACCAGCATCATAAGGGGAAGTACCCTTATAACCAACGGTTACTAGTTCAGTACCAGCAGACATACCGCCGAAGTAAGGATCGATATAAACCTTAATACGACCGTGTAGCATACCAGCAAAGGTGTTACCAGTATCGTCAACTGATAGATCAGCAGATAGCGCAGGAGTATACTGTAGTACACCAGCCATTGCTAGAGCAGAAGCAACGTCAGAAGAAACGATAAGGATATTACCTTTCCCTCTACGAGTTTGCTTTGCAATTGCATTAGCTTCGCGTTCGATATGATAAATTAGACCCTTGAAACGTTCAACTGACCAACGACCGTTAGAATCGGTATCTAGGTCAAATACGCCTGGAGTAACAGTTCCCCATTGTGCACCTGGCTTAGCAACGGTATAGATCGTACGGATAACTTCGCGGTTAATTTCCGCTAGGATTTCAGTAGATAGAATGTTGCTTAGTTCGGTTTCAGCATCTAGACCGTGAATTGCTTTTAGGTCTTGAGCTAGTTCTAGTGAATATTCTGCCTTTAATGCACGAGTGTTAGCAGTAACAGTTACCTTGTCAATGCTTAGTGCCATTTGTGGGAAAGCAGTTCCGTCTAGAACTTCACCAGCAGCGGTTGAGTAACCTTTACCAGTTCCTGGGATAGTTGGATCAGCAACGTTAGCAACAGGATTGTCACTATTGTAAGTACCAACAATACCAGAGAAAATGGTATTTGCTTCGTTGTAGAACGCTTGTTCACCAGATTGGTTACCATAGCGTGAACGTAGAGCAAAGATTAGTCCAGTAGGACCAGTCATTGGCTGAACACCAGCAACGTCATATGCAATTAGGTTAGGAAGTGCACGACGAACTAGGCTGATTAAGATTGGATCGAAGTTAGAAATAGCAGAACCAGTTACATTGGTTGGTGCGGTTTCGGTTAGAGCCGTTCTTTCGGAATCCATTGCTTGCTGTTGGTTCTCAAGAACCATAGCAGTAACGGCTTTCTTATAGGGATCCTTAATTTGTTCTAGTTCAGGATGATCTAGAACAGGAGCCCACTTATTTAGAGTTTCTTCTGATAAGTACATTTAATTATCTCCGGTTTTTATTTAAATTAAAATTTAAGTGATTTTGAAATAGTTTTTGCGTATGCTGCGATCATTGGATCAACTACTTTAGTTGATGTATCTTCATCGATCTCAACAGGCTCATTCAAAGCATCAGACTTAGCAGCTACAATACCAGATGGGAAATAAGATTCCTTAATTACGCCTAGTTTGCGGCTAAAATCTTCTTCGGACACGAAATCAACATTTTCCGCAAGGGATTTAATTTTCTCAACTTGAGAAAGAGTTAAACCTTCGCAAATATCATGGATAATGTCCTGCTTTTTGTGTTCCGCAATTTGTTGCTTTAGGCTGATATTCTTTAATACTTCATCATTGACTTTTTCTTCTAGTTCTTCAACCTTTTCGACTAGACCTTCAACGATATCGGTTTTTTCGGTAGGAATATCAATATAATGTTCAACAAATACATTGCGAAGTGCTCCGATGAAATCTTCTGCGATTTCAGCACGAAGTCCTTTTTCGATGGAAAGAGAATTTTCTTCCATCCAATTTTCTACAACATAGTCAAGATAGGAATCTAGCTTATCAGCAAAATCTTCCTTGACAGTTTCTAGCGCAGACTCAAATTCTTGAGTAAACTGTGCTTCTAGTTCTTCTGCAATTACGTCAACGCGAGATTGAACAGCTGCTTCGAAGATAGTAGTTGCTTTTTCTTTAAATTCTTCAGAAAGGTTTTCGCCAGCTAACATAGCGTCGATATCTTCTTTAACCTTTTCTTTCATTTTCTTCTTTGCTTCAGCTTTAGCTTCTTCATCTTCTTCGTCGCTTTCTTCTTCATCTTCTTCGCTATCGCTAGCATCGCAAGATTCTGCTTCGTACATATACTCAACAGCTTCTTTCTTGCTCATACCATATTTGTCAGAGAAAACAGATTCTTCCATATTTTCTAGATCGTCTAGAACTTCTTCTTCGGAAGCATCTTCAACTTCGTATTCTTCTTCCTCTTCTCCTTCAGGAACATAAGGAGCTTTTGCGCCTTTGTTTGCTAAAGATGTTGGGCTTGCAACAGGTCCTTTCTTGCGATTAACTTTTGAATCTTCTGGTGTTTCAGATCCTTCTGGAGAAACTGCTAGATCTTTACGACCTTGGTCTTGGCTTGGTTGGCCAGATAGCTTCTTCATTGGTTCAGCAGCAACGCCTTTTCCTGTTGGAAGAGTAGCTTGCTTAATGTCCTTTGCTGCATCATAATTAGGATCTGTGGTTTTGTGTCCAGCAGTTCCTAATGTAGTTTCGCCTTGTTCATC